TTGGCCGACCGATGTGCGAACGTCATGCGCCCTGCCCTCCGCTCCCATTCCGACCGAGCCCGAGCTTCGCCAGTTGCTTCTGCATGCGCTGCTCGTAGTGCGACTTGAAGCGCGCGTCGATCACACGCTGAGCCGTACCGACGAAGTCGAAGCGACGGCCGTAGCGCGTGCCGTTGACGAACAACAGCACGGGCTTCACCGCACTGCCTGCGCTGAAGCGATACCTCGCCCACACGCCACGCCGCAGGTGCTGCATCTTGTCGCCGTGTTTCCACGATCCCCGGCCCTGCCTCGACTCGCCACCGTGCGCGACGAAGTATTCGACCTTGCTGCGCTTGGCCTTCGAGCGCTTGCTGTTGGTCGCGTTGGCATCCGAGCCCGCGAGGTTGAAGGCCTGCAACTGGCTCAGGATCTGCACGATCTGCCCGCGCCCCATGTTGCCGTAGGCATCGAGCTTGGCCGCTGCGCCCGGCACCGCCCGCTCGTTCTTGCGCATCAGGCCGGCCTGCACGAGGATCTCTTCGAAGCGCTTGAGCGGCCGGTTGCCGCCTTCGATCTGCGGCATCAGGTAGTGCGCCCGCGTCGTGCCGTCCTTCAGCCACACCATCGCCTGCAGCTTGGTCCGCGTGGCGAAGGTCGTGCGCAGCGCCCGAAGCGTGAAGGCGGTCGGGTTGTCGAAGCTCGCGCGGATCTCGGCCACCTGGGCGTCACGTACCTCGCGCGTGGTGTCGTTGATGGCCTGCGCCATCACGTTCGGGTGCTCCTGCTGTAGCTCGCCGAAGGCCCTCGCGATCTGCGCAGCATCGAAGCGGATGTTCATCGTCAGCATCGGTTCTCCCCTCAGTCCAGGCCGCCGCCGCGCTGCGCCTTCAGGCTCTTGGCCGGCGGCGGGCCTTCCCAGTCCGTGAAGCGCTGGTGCGCGCCGTCGAAGGTGAAGTTCAGCGTGTCGGTCGGGCCGTTCTTGTGCTTGACCACGTGCAGCTCGGCGTGGAACTTGTTGGCCTCGGTCGGGTTGCGACGGTGCTCGCGGTGCAGCAGCCCGATCAGGTCGGCCGCGCCCTCGATGTCGCCGCTGTCACGCAGGTCGCTCATCTGCGGCGGACCGCTGCGCTTGTCGGCCTCGCGGTTCATCTGCGACAGCAGGATGATCCAGACGCCGAACTCCTTGGCCGCCCGCTTCAGGCCGTTGGCGATCTTGCCGAGTTCCTGGTTCCGGTTGTCACCGTCACCTTCCATCAGCTGCAGGTAGTCGATGACGACCAGGCTGAGTTCCTTGTGCCGACGCTTGACCTGCTGGATCTTGCGGCGCACGTCCATGATGGAGAGCGCCGCCTGGTCGTCCATCGCGATGCGCAGCTTGCCGAGCGCGTCCACGCCCTCGGTCACGCCTTCCCACATGCTCTGTGGCGCGCGCTGCGGGTTTCTCAGGTCGGCGAGGTTCACACGGCCTGCCGCCGCCACGTGCCGGGCCGTCAGCGAGTTCAGGCTGTCCTCCTGGGTCAGCATCAGTACCTGGTGCTTGCGCCCGACGTTGCGGCTGAGCGTCAGGACCATGCCGGTCTTGCCCATGCTCGGCCTGGCGCCGATCACCCACAGCTCGCCCGGCCGGCCGCCGCCCGCCGTGCAGTGGTCCAGATCCTTCAGTCCGGTCAAGATCGTCTCGATCTTGCCGTCGTAGCGCGCGCTCAGGTCGTCGACGAAGCCCACGACCAGCTCGTTGATGTCGCGTGGCTCGTTGCGCTCGGCCACTGCGTTCAGCGCCATCAGCTTCGTGATCATCTGGTCGATCACCTGGTCGACCGGCTGCGGCTTGCCCTTCGCATCGTGAGCGCCGCGCAAGATGTCGTCGGCGAGGGTCGAGCCCAGGCGCATCAGTTCCCGTTCGCGCCAGCGGTCCACCAGCAGCTCGGCGTGGCGCTGCGCTGCGCGGCTGCTGACGACCGACGACATCAGCTGGTTCAGGTACACCATGTCGTGGTGCCCCTTCTCGTGGACGGTGACGAGGTCGGCCAGCTTGCCGGCGATCAGCAGCTCGCTGATGGTCTCGTAGATCGCCCGGTGGTCGGTCTGGTAGAAGTGCTCCGGCTTCAGGACGGTGCTCACCGCCTCGAAGGCCTGGTTGTCGATCAGCAGCGCGCCCAGCACGGCGTGCTCGGCTTCGTCGCTGTGAGGGGCGGTCATTGCATCGGGTCGGCGGCTCATGCGGCTGCTCCTTGGGTTGCGGCGTTGGTGGCGATGTGGCGTTGCATCACGGCCTGCGCTTGCAGGCCCTGGGTGGTGAGCTGGGCGGCCTCGCCCGGCTTCAAGTACCAAAGGCGGTACCAGTTGTCGCGGACGCTGTTGCGGAAGGTCTGGCGCCAGTCGCGCTGGCGCTTGCCCTGGGCGCTGCGCCGGGTCTTGAACTCGACCCAGTGCAGCAGCAGGATGTCGCGGTCGATGCCGGCGTCGTTGCAGTACTCGAAGACCGGGTCGTTCTCGGGGATGGGCTTCTCCCCGGCGGCCTTGCAGATGGCCAGGAAGGTGGCGAGGCTCACCAGCGGCTTGTGCTTCGAAGCCTTGCCTTCGTCGTCTTCATCCGACCAGGGGTCTTCAGCCCCTTCAGGGGGTTGGGGGTGTATTTCTTGTATTGGTTCTATTACGGTTAGGGGGCACGTCGTGCCGGGGTGACCGGCATCTGGTGCCGGTTGGGCGGCACGTCGTGCCGGGTGGGCGGCATCTGGTGCCGGGGGCATCTCGTGCCGGGGGGCACGTGGTGCCGGGGTGGTCAGGTGAGACGGGGGGCATTTGCTGCTGGGGGCATCTGGTGCCGGGGTGCGTCGAGCGCTTGCCTGTTCGCCGCCGAAGCCACGCGGGGTCACGGTGTAACGGTTCGCCTTCATGGCGCCGATCTCCACCTTCACCAACCCCGCGGTCTCCAGCCAGCGAATGGCATTGCGCACCGCGCGTTCACCAAAGCACGTGCGCACGGTGATCGTGTCGATGCTCGGCCAGCACACGCCCTGGTCGTTCGCCTGGTCGGCGAGGCTGATCAGGACTGCCTTGGGCGTCGGCGGCATCGTCAGAGGCCAGCACGCGGCCATCACAAGGGTGCTCATCTGGCAACACCCTTCCCTTGCGGCCACCTGGGTCGCAATGCATCTTGTCGTTCGGTCATGTCGAGGTGTGGGTCAGGCGCGAAGCCGGGCTTGCCGGCATTCGCGCTCGGCGTGGTCGGTGCGGCAGTCGTCGTCGCAGTAGGTCTCGCCCGGCAAGCACCGCTCTTCGCAGTTGCGGCAGATGCCCAGCGGCAGGTACGTCAGGCGCGCGGCGCGTTCACGGTGCTTGGCAAGTGCTGCGAAGATGAACTCGGACTCGCGCACCGTCGCCAGGTCGTCGGGGCTCAGGCGCTCCAGCGTGTCTCGGGCCAGCACGTCGATGGCAAGGCTAGGTGTGGATGCGGTGTGCGTGTGCATCAGCGCGCCTCCCGCATCGATTGCGGCTTGGCCGCTTCGTTGCGAGCGCGCAGCGCGACAAGCACGGCCTGCACCGCCGACATCAGTTCCGAGGCTTCGCCTTCGACGCGGCGCAGCTCGTTGTCGGTGACCGCGCCGTCGGCCGTCACCTCGCTGATCTGGCCGATGACCTCGGCGAACTCGCGAGCCATGCGGGTCACGCCCTTGAAGGTGTCGTCATCGACGCCATCAGCGCAGGCCGGCAGCGGCAGCACCATGCAGTGGCTGGCCAGCGCGAAGGCGTTCAGGATGCCGCGGTCCTTCGTCAGCAGCGTGAGCTTGAGCGCATCGGCCAGGCCGATCTTGGCGGTCGGGTAGTTGGGGTCGACCTCATGGCTGAGTGTCGAGGCGCTCTTGCCGAGCAGCGGAGCGAGTGCGGTCGCGCCTCCGGGATAGTCGTGGACGAGGTTGAAGGCGGCAGTCTGGACGTTCATGGCATGGGTCCGCGGGGGTTGCTATGGATGTGCCGTGCCCTGTTTCCGATACTGCGCACCAGTGAGCGCAGCTCGGGCATGGAACCCGA